ATCCCGATCATTTCTGAGTTTGACGGCAAGGGAATCAAGAAGGCTATTGCCCAATTTAAGCAACTTGAAACCACAGGCGAAAAGGCTCAGTTTGCAATTAAAAAGGCTGCCGTACCTGCAGCTGCCGCGCTTGGCGGTTTGGCAATTGCCCTGGGCGATGCGACACGCGCTGCAATGGAAGATCAGCAGGAGCAGGCGGCGTTAGCGCTTACTTTGCAGAATGTGACTGGCGCTGGCGCTGCACAGACCGCACAGGTAGAAAAACAGATCAGCGCAATGTCTCGAGCATCAGGTGTTGCTGACACCGACTACCGCAAAGCATTAGAAGCTCTAGTCCGCGGTACCAAAGATGTTGGCATTGCCATGAACGACATGAACCTTGTCATGGACATCAGCACCGCAACAGGCATGGATTCTGCCAGCGTCGCTGACGCGCTTGCTAAGGCTTATCAGGGCAACTTTAAGGCGCTCCGATCATTGAGCCCAGAGATGTCAACCATGATCAAAGAAGGCGCCAGCCTTAACGAAGTCATGGACGTGCTTGGCGGAACGTTTGGCGGTGCTACAGCAAAGAACGCCGAGACCGCTGCCGGCAAGATGGCAATTCTCAAAAACTCCATTGGCGAAACTAAAGAGTCAATCGGCGCTGCCTTGTTGCCTGTGCTCGAAGCCGTCCTGCCTGTGCTGAACAAGTTTGCTGCATGGGCTCAAGACAACCCCAAAGCATTCTTGGCTATTGCTGCCGCAATTGGTTTGGTTGCCGCTGCGATCGTGGCCACAAACATTGCTATGGCACTCAACCCATTTAGCCTGATCGCTGCAGGGGTCGCGCTACTGGTCGCCGCGCTAGTCGTTGCATACAACAAGTTTGACTGGTTCAAGACAGGCGTTAACGCAATCATTAACGGCATCCTTGGCGCATTCGAGTCCGTGGTAAACGGTGCAATCATGATGGTTAACGGCATCATCCGCGCTTACAACGCCATTCCTATTGCGCCAGACATCAACACAATCGCGCACGTCAACTTGCCCAACATTGGTGGTAACTCGGCCACACAAGCCGCATCACGCATGAACCTACCGCGCATGGCAGAAGGTGGCATTGTTAATAGCCCTACTTTGGCGCTGATCGGTGAGGCTGGCCCAGAAGCCGTGGTGCCGTTAGATCGCATGAGTACAGGCGGTGGAATCACTATAAACGTCACAGGCGGTCTTGCTACAAGCGCAGAAATCGGTGAAAGCGTTGTTAACGCGTTGCGCGCATACTCGAGGTCTGCTGGGCCGTTGCAACTACAGGTCGCCTAATGCCTGGCACAGCTGTCGTTGACTCGGGCAACTATGACCTCAAGATCGCTACAGGGTTTCAGGTTGACGCGTTTGTTCTTGACGACGCGCTAAAAGGCGTACTTGATAACACGACTTATGTGCTTGACGGCACAACCGAGTTTGCTGATGTAATGGATTCGGTCACAACTATCACGGTGCGCCGCGGTCGCCGTGACGTGGGCGACCAGTTCAGCGCCGGCACAATGACATTCACTATTCAAGACGTGGACGGCGTGTTTAACCCATTTGATCAAAACAGCCCGTACTACGACACCCCACAATCAAAGCCTGGGCTGGCTCCATTGCGCGCTGTACAACTAATTCGATACAGCTCTACCAATGTGCCCGAATCAATTTTTTCTGGTTTTGTCGTCAATTTTGACTACAACTTTGGCCTCGGAACTTTGGACACCGTGACCGTGTATTGCGCTGACCAGTTCTACCTACTCGCACAAACCTACCTAGACGAACTAAACGTAACCCCAGAGACATCAGGGGAACGCATAGAAACCGTCCTAGACCTACCAGAAGTAGATTTCCCTGCAGGCTCTCGAGACATCGCTACAGGCACCGTTAACCTTGGCCACGACTCGGCATACACCGTGCCGGCAGGAACTAACGTGTTGCAATACATCACGCAGATCAACGAAACAGCCGAGTTTGGTCGTGTGTTCATGTCACGGTCTGGCGTGTTCACATTCCAAGACCGCATCGGAACAACCTTAAGCGCGCCTGTAGCCGAGTTTAAGGACGATGGCACGGGCTACAAGTTTGATGGCGTGGGCATCAGTTTTGAAGCTGACTCGGTAATCAACCGATCAGTCGTTACAGGCCTAGACGGTGATACCTACACGGCCACCGACCCAGCATCAATTGCCACCTATTTCATCCAAACGGCAAGCATCACAAACAGCCTGTTACATGACGCTGGCGAGATTCAGACCGCAGCCGAATACTTGCTTAACCCAGAGCCTGAACCGCGCTACACGTCCGTGGCAACCAAGTTCCTGATGTTGACCACAGCCCAAAAGGACCCGTTGGCGACCGTGGATATTGGCGACACGATCAGCATTGAAAAAACGTTTCCGAGCGGTGCCGGCACAACCCAATTGGCGCAAGAGCTGTCAGTTGAGGGCATTGAGCATTATCTGGACTTCAGCACAGGCCACAGGGTGCTGTACTCAACTGCCCCAACCACAATCGTGTATGAGTTGATATTGGATGATGCGATATATGGCGTACTTGATGCGCTAAATGTTTTAGGATAGGAGCACCATGCCACTTACCACGTACACAGCAGGCGAAGTCCTCACAGCGTCATCGCTAAATGCCAACCTCAGTTACCTAGACGGTGCAGCCGGTTTAAGCCTGATTAAAACCCAAACCATCGGAACTACTGTTGGGTCGGTAACAGTCACCGGCGCATTTAGCGCAACCTACAACGCCTACAAGATCATCGTGGACGGCGGAGTCGGTTCAGCAACCGCGTTGCTCGGCTTGCAATTGGGAGCAACTGCAACTGGTTACTATGAAGCAGCAGTCCGAGCAAACTATGCAACAGGAACTGTGGATTCAGGCGCAGCATCAAACACCACAAGTTTTGCTCGAGCAGGCAACGTAAACGCCAACTACATCAACCTTGCCTGTGATCTCATCAACCCGTTTGCAGCAAAATATACGCTGATCAACGGCATGTGGATTAGTTTGACTCAAGGCGGCCAACATTCTGGTTATTTGGCAGACACCACCAGTTACACCGCTTTCACGCTAACCCCAGCATCTGGGACACTTACTGGCGGAACAATCAAAGTTTACGGATACAAGGCTTAGGCGCTTATGACATACGAAGAAGCAATCGCAATGTACCCACATGACGAAGTACACGTACAAATTGACGGCGTGGTGCGATTAATGACGCCAGCAGAGTACGAGGCATTTATAGAACAGCAAGTAAACGCCGAACCAGCCCCGTAATGCGATGGCGTCCGTTCATTGGGTGGGTATGCGGCGGGGCTTTGGCCTATCAGTATGTTGTGACTCCTATTCTGATGTGGGTCACTGCCAGCGTTGGAATCGCACTAGCACAGCCGCCCAAGTTGGATGGGACGCTCTGGGAACTTGTCTTTGCTATCTTAGGCATGGGTGGCTTGAGGACCTATGAAAAGCTAAAGGGCGTGGCTGGACGATGAAAGAGAACTGGGAAGAGTGCTTTCAACTGGTCTTGAGGCATGAAGGTGGTTACGTCAACCATCCTCGTGATCCCGGTGGCCGCACTAATCTTGGTGTTACTCAGCGTTCTTGGGAAGCATATTTGGACCGTCCAGTGACTGAGGCAGAAATGAAGGCTCTTACACCTGAAATGGTGAAGCCGTTCTATAAGTCTCGATACTGGGATAAAGTGCGTGGTGATGAGCTTCCGTTTGGGGTTGATTACGCAGTCTATGATCTGGCGGTAAACTCTGGGCCTACACGGGCTGCTAAATACCTACAACAAGCGGCTGGAGTTCCAGCAGACGGGATTATTGGTCGAAAGACTATGGCTGCTGTATTGGCCGCTCCTCCAGATGAGCTTGTCGATGCTATTTGCGGTATGCGTATGGACTTCCTGAAAGCACTTCCGACTTTTGATGTGTTTGGCAAGGGTTGGACTCACCGCGTTGCAGAGGTCGAGGAAGCAGCAAAGGGCATGGCTTGAAGCCTGTTTCGTGGTATAAATAATGGACTTCTGAGGGATAACTATGCCGCTGGCTCCTATCAACATTCCACCGGGTGTCTTGAGAACGGCAACACCGTTGCAGGCTAAGGGTCGTTATTGGGATGCCAACCTGATCAGGTGGCGTTCTGGAAAACTGCTGCCTGTTGGTGGTTGGCAGAGAATCTCATCTACACCACTTGATAGCACTGTGCGTGCAATCTTTTCATGGACCACGAACAGCGGTATTGCAATCACAGCCTTCGGCTGTGAGGATCACTTGTATATCCTTGAAAGCTCAACATACACAGACATTACTCCTGACAACTATGTCGGACCTGAGACAAACGAAGTTGGCGGCTATGGTGCTTGGGATTATGGCGAACTTCTGTATGGCCTTGATTATGCGCTGGTTAACATCTCAACAGCTGTCAGAACAAGCAATGTTGTGACAATCACAACTGCCGCAGCACATAAGTTCATCACTGGGATGTCTGTGCTTATAGCTGGTGTAACTGACAGCAGCTTTAACGGTACATTTACTGTCACTGTTACAGGCTCAACTACGTTTACATATTCGCAAACAGCAGCAGATGCGTCATCTACTGGTGGCACTGCTGCATTGCCAGTTGCAGATCGGCGTCCAGTCTCTGCTTCTTTTATTCCATCGTTTTCTTGGACAATGGATAACTGGGGTGGAGATATGCTTGCTGTTGCATCAAGCGATGGAAGGCTTCTTCATTTCAGCCAAAATGAAGCTCCAGCACATCCAGTTGGATATTCAACTATCTTAACAGCTGTCCGCTCATCTAACGTTGTGACGATCACAACGGATAGCAATCACGGTTATACCATTGGCGATGAAATCGTGATTTCAGGCACAAGTGTTACGTCTATGAACGGAACATTCACGATCACTACTGTTCCTGATGACTCATCGTTTACATACGCAAATTCTGGAACAAATGCGTCTGGTACTGGTGGCAGCGCTGACATCACG